AGCGCACTTGCAAGAGATGTCATCAGCGAGTTTGCGATCTGTGCGCCTACAGACAGCACATCGCCTACGAGATCCGGAAGATTGCTGATTGCTTCGGTCAATCCGGTTATGATACTCTGGACAATCGTTCCGAAATTGATATCCAGATCTGACATATCCTTGAAGCCTTCGCCGATGCTCTTGACGAGTTCGGACGCGAGCTTCACGCCTGCACTCACGATCTTGCCGCCTTCCTCAAACGCCTTCGGAAGAATCTTGACAATGTTTTCGATGAGTGCTTTGGCAATGCTCGTGATGCCAGATACAACTGACGGTATCGCGTCTGCAATACTGGTTATCAGGCTTGTTGCTATGCTTGTGGCAGAATCAATAAGACCGCCTTCCGCGCCAGCCGATGTGAACAGGTTGCCGATCGCGTTGATAATGTTCACGGCACCCTGAGCAACCTGCGGGATCGCGCCTATGATCGCTGTCAGCAGGTTTTCCGCGACTGTCTTCGCGGAAGCCAGGAAAGAGTTGGAAGAGTCGCCGCTCAGCAGCTCGCCGATCTTGTTAATGATATTCACGGCTGCATTCGTGACGGTCGGGATCGAATCACAGATCGCTGTTATCAGTGTTGTGGCGATTTTACCGGCAGAGGTAAGGATCTTTGTTGCAAGCCCGTCATCTTCAAACAGTGACGCGATCGCATCAATCAGTTTCACGGCGACATCCGAAGCACCCTTGATGCCAGCAACAATCGCTTCAATAATGGACGATCCGAGCGAGGACAGAGATCCTGCAATGCCTTCAACATCTGCACCATTCAGCATGTCTGCTATCGCCGCAATGATCGAGGATGCGCCATCCACAACGGACGGGATGCAGTCCTTCAGGCCATTCACGAGCGCAGTCGCGATATCAATGGCTGCGGATGCAATCTCAGTAGCTGCGCCGCCTTCAGAGAACAGGCTTGCGATAGCACCGATAATACCGGTCGCAACGTTGGTCAGTTTCGGGATCGCGTCCTTGATACCGCTAATCAACGATTCCGCAACGGATTTCAGCACGGAAGCGTTCTCTGACCAGTTGTGATTGTTCAGCGAATCGCAGATATCAGTAATGATCTTCCCGGCGAACTCCGCAATCTTCGTTGTTCCGGTAAAGATCAGCTCAATAACCTTTGATCCAATGCTCGCCCAGTCCTGCTTCTTCGCCGTTTCGGACGAGCTTGTGAACCAGTTCGTGAAGACCTGGTCGAGTCCGGAGATCGCGCTTTCAATCGCGTTCAGGATCTTCGTACCGATCTCAACCCAGTCAATGCTCAGGATGCCATCCTTAAACCCGTTCATCAGGTTAAGAGCCGCCTGGACAAGCGTTGGAATGTTCTCTATGATCGCAGCAGCGAGCGCGGCAACCATGTCCACCGCAGCCGGGATCAGTGACGGCAGCGCATTAGCGATACCGTTCACGATAGTCGTAATAACAGTCGTTCCGAGATCGGCCAGACCATCCGCGTTCTTCGTGATCGCATCCATCAGGCCGGTGATAATCTTCGTGCCGACATCGAACAATGCCGGAACAATGTCATTCAGACCGGCAATGATCGAATCAATCAGCGCAGGCATACGCTCAGAGATATCACCGATCTTTTCGGTAATCGTAGACGAGAAATCGCCGAGCTTGTCCTTGGCGTTCCTGCACATGGACTCAAAGCCTCTGCCGATCGTGTTGTCTGCATCAACGGCTGCTACAGCGAACAGCCCAAGTCCAACAGTAACCAGCCCCAGTGGGCTTGTCAGAGCAGCGATCGCTTTCGTGATAGCCGGGATCGACTTCACCAGCTTACCAGCAATAATCAGAACCGGGCCTGCGGCAGCAGAAAGACCGCCGAACTTCAGGATCGTTTTCTGTGTGTTCTCATCCAGCCCACGGAATTTATCGACCAGTGTAGTGATCTTTTCGATCATTTCCTTGAACGAGCCGCTTACCAGCCCCCAGAGCGTGATCTCAAGACCTTCAATAGCCGACTTCAGTTTGGTGACAGCACCCTTTGCGTTATCGCGCATGGTATCTGCCATCTGATCGGTCGCGCCTGTCGCGTTATTGATTACATCGGTCAGTTCGTTGAAGTCTTCCTCAGACGAATTCATGATCGCGAGCAATCCAGGAAGACCTCTCGCGCCTGCTACAGCGACCAGGCTCTTCAGGAAGTCGCCGTTCGCGCCGCTGATCTTATTGAGTTCTTCCTCATACTTCTTCTCAGAGATCGTCCCGGCTTCCAACTGTGCTGCCAGATCTGCGGCCTTTTCGGTCATTGCAGCGACATCGACTTTATTGTTCTTGGCAGCAGTCCGGAAATCGCCCATAATGTCTGCCAGGGACTTCATGCTGCCATCACTGTTCGTAATGGAAACACCCAGCTCTTCCATTGCAGCGGCGGCTTGCTTGGACGGTTTGGTCATGTTCTGGATGATTCGGCTCAGGGATGTACCAGCCATGCTGCCCTTGATACCGTTGTTCGCCATCAAACCGAGCGCTACAGAAACGTCATTCAGCGAGTATCCATAAGCACCAGCGAGCGGCGCAGCAAACTTGAAGCTCTCGCCGAGCAGTTCAACGTTCGTGTTCGCGTTCGTGGATGTAGCCGCCAGAATGTCCGTGAAATACTGAACCGCGCCGACTTCCTGTTCAACGCCGTCCTTTGTTACCTTGACCATATCTGTCGCAGACAATCCGAAAGCGGTCATTGCGTCCGTAACGATATCGGATGTTCTGCCGAGATCCGCACCAGCAGCAGTCGCCAGGTTCATGACCTGCGGCAGACCGGCGAGCATTTCATCCGTTTTCCAGCCAGCCATTGCCATGTACTCAAGGGCTTCGCCTGCCTGCTTCGATGTCCACTCAGTCGTGCTGCCCATTTCCAGGGCTTTATCGGTGAGCGACTTAATCGCTGCGGCATCGGATTCGATCTGAGTATCCAAACCGGCGATCGCCTGTACCTTCGACATCTGGGCCTCGAAGTCTGTGCCTGCTGTGTACATGTCCTTCGCAACCTTTACGATCGGAACGGTAACGGCAGCAGTCAGGCCAGCACCGGAACGCATCATGGATGATCCTAGCTCATTGCAGGACTGTTCGATCTGTTCCATCGCGCTTCCAACGCTGGAAGAATCAATGGTGAAAGACGCAAACAGCTCGCCAACCTTCAGTGCCATAAGATCACCCCTGTTCCATAGCAGATAAAATGCCCCGGCCCCATCCTAGTAACCGCCCACGCACTGAGCGTAAGCCTTCGGATGGAGCAGGGCATTGCGTGACAGTTTTCCGGATGACTGACAACCGCTTTTTTGAGTCCCTATTTGAAGCCGGGAATCGCCTGTCAGATTGAGATCATGGATGTGAAGAACTTGTCCGCATCCTGTCTGTCCTGATCCGGATTCTGTTCTTTATCATCTGACTTGTCTTCCTCTGCCCGTATCTGCGCCGATACAGCACCATACGGGTTCAGGTTATTCAGAAGAGCCAGGAATAACCGCCATGACATTGAGTCAAGCTGCTCCATAAGAAGGATGCCATAGTCGCGCAGGAAATCTGCTTCGATCGCGTCCCAGATATGGAGCATGTTTACTTTTTTCCGTTACTCCTGACCGCCTTTTTTCCGCTGTCATCGGAAAGCTCTTCGCCTTCCTCGTCCTCATCTTCCTTGCCGTTGATGATGTCAAAAAGTCTCTTTACGAGGTTGGACAGCTCCATTGCGCTCATGCCGTTATTGCAGAAATCGTCAATGACTTCCGGGCCGAACATAGCATCCGCAGCCCTCATGACGAGCTTGGTTGCAAGCTGTCCGTCTTCCGCATTCTCTGCACGGGCCATCATGATCGGTACGCTTGCCGGAATCCGGCTGGGAACCTCATACTCTTTCCCGTACACAGTGACCTTGATTTTCTCGTTGTTCTTTTCCTGGATGAACTTATCGAAATTCAGTACCTTGCCCATTGCGTTTGCCTCCTTGATTTATTCAACGAAAACGGGGATACAGCCCGTAGACTGCATCCCCGTGTGTATGGACTCCTTATTCAGCCGCGTTCACCGTAACAGCGATGGAAGCGGTCTTGCCGTTGTTCACGGTTTCAACAGTGACAACCGTTTCGCCGACAGCAACCGGCGTAATGGTGAAGCCGTTCTCCGTGACATTGCCGACAGTAGCGACACCGCGCTTCTTGTTGGATACCTTAAACCGCTTGTTGGAAGCGTTCGCAGGCGTGAAAGCAATATTGATGATCTTTGCCGGATCGCCTTCATCGAACGAGAGAGAAGTAACGACATTCTCGCCATCCTTCAGCTCAATACCGGATACCTGTACGTAAGGCAGGACTTCCGGTTCACCAACCTGGGACAGGCTCCAGGAACGGGTGGTCTTGCTGTTACCGGCAGACAGAGAACCGCTTTCAACCACGTAATCCGCGACCCAGGCATGACCATACGGGTCAACGAACTTCAGGGTTGCATCGCCTTCGCAGCCGGATTCCTCGGAGTAAGCGTCCAGGAGATCCTGGCCCTGATCCTTTTCTCCGGTGGTCGCATCCACAACTTCATCGCCTTCCAGCGATACGCTGCCGCTGCGCTTGGTGACATACGGTTCTTCCCACACATCAGTGTCGGCAGAGCCGTCTTCGGTGGAGCTGCTGATCTCGCGGGTCAGGCTCGTCAGACCGTAGATCCGAACGTATTCCTGAGTCGCTTTGTCGAGGATGTAGATCAGCCAGTTCCGAATGTTTACAGGACAACCACGTTTGCGTCCTTTCATGACTGGTATTCCTCCTTGTTATTAAAAATCACAGTAGTAAACGTAGAAGTTGCTGGTATACAACTCCCTATTTCTTTCATCTGCGCCGATACCGTTCGCAGTATTGATGGCTTCGATCGAAACATGTGCGCCATCTCCAGCCAGGAATCCATCGAACTCATGAAGCTCTTCAGCGATTGCCTTAGACAGCTCATAAGCGTCTTTCGTGTATTTATCCCGGACATATATCTGTATCCTGGCAGGCTTATCAGTACCGCAGATTCCGCTGTCAGTCGAGAAGACGCAAATACAGCGATCCGGATCGTCCGGCATTCTTCCGTAGAAGATATCGCCGTCCTTTTCCTCGTCTGCTACCTCACCGAGTCCAACGAACTCGATGTGCCTCGCGATCTGTTCAAGCAGATTCTCTTCCATGCTCTTTCACCACCATTACATTTCGCCTTCATAGACGCGCCGCATCAGTTCTACAATGTGGCTCTGGACTCCGCTATCATTGCAGGGATCTTCAAGGTACTTCGCTTTCCGACCACGTTGGTGATTGTACTTGCGGTTCTCATGCTGTTCCACTGCGTAAGGCGTGTCATAACTGACAGTGCCTTCGGTGCCGTCCTCATTCACGCTTACCGCGCATGAGTTCATCAGGGTGCCTGTGTCAAGAGGAACTTGCTGTTTGCTGACGGCGGCGAGATGATCCAAGGCTGACCAGGTCGCCTTTTTGCCGCACCGCTGCACGACTGCATTAATAAGCGTCTTATCAAGCTCAAGCCGCATACTCTTCAGCTTCATCTTCTTGCTCATTCAAGAGTCACCTCTAAGTGATTCACCGCGAAAGCTCGCATGATCTGGCAATCCGTAACAACGAACTCCCTGTCCTTGTAGGTTACTATGCTCTGCATCGGGATCGGATCACCGCAGCAGAACATTCGACACCCGGCGGTCGTGGTATCCAATATACCGTTGGCACCACGACCGCGTAGGCTCCCGTTCTTAATGCCAAACTCAAGCCTGCATTTCCGTGTTTCCGTATCGCCGTAAACGGGTCTTCCAGAGCCTTCTCTGATGAACGGTTTGATTGTCACGACCTGAGTGAAGAATCGTTCAATCATAGACACGTTGCACAACCTCCCGCTGTTCTTACGCCACGATACAGTAGTCCGGCCTGAAGCAGAACTCCGTAGGCGACAGGACAAATCGTTTCTTTCGTTAGGACTGCACCGTTCTTGTAACCGTCATTCGAGAAGCTCATGCTGAAATTGCCGACCTTGAACGACTGCACACCGCTAGGCAGGTTGACATCCTCAACGTCCATAGCGGCGAGGATCTGTTTCTCGTGGTCGATCTGGTACGCGACAGCCTTTTCGACTGCTTCCCTCTGTTCCTCTGTTACGGGGACGTTCGGAAAAATGAAGGCCATGATCCGATCACGCATACCATCAGGATTGCTGTGGTGTGCGTGTGTATCATGCGTACTGCTCATGTCTGATCCCTCCTAACGAAAGGCATGCAAGGCGACTCGCTGCCGCCTTGCCCGGTTACTGAATTACTTGGTGCTGGTGGAGCGGGTGCCGGTGCTGTTCTGGGTAGCAGCGGCAGGCTTCAGCACGGAGAAGGGATAGTAGTTCACGCCCTTGATCGCGTTCACGGGCTTGGGCAGCGCCCAGCCGATCCGCATCACAGCACGCAGAGCCACGCAGTCATTCTCCATCAGGGACAGCACGACCTTGCCATCGTTGTCAGTGATAACGCCCTGGTCAAAGACCTTGAAGGTGATATCCTGACGGATCGCGTACCGCGCATACTGGAAGTTGCCAGCCAGCAGCAGGGCTTCAGCGGGATCCCAGGAGCCGTTCGCGGGGAACTGCACGGGATTGCCTTCGATGTCGTAGATCATGTGACCGTTCGCGCCGTTGCTGTAAGCAGACCGGAAGATCGGCTGACCGTTCTTGTCCAGTGCGCCGCGCAGCTTTGCACGAAGGCTCAGAGCACCAACATAGCCATTCACGCCAATGCCGGACTCTTCTACTTTGGCAACCACGCCATCTTCGCCCAGGATTTCGGAGTACAGGCCGACACCGGAAGCGGAAGCGTCATGCGTGATGACGTTACCGGCAGCGATCGCGGCAGGCACGATAGCATCGGGCCAGGTGCTGGGCTTGTTCACGCCGAAGAAAGCGGCTTCGTCAATGACCTTGCCGAAGGCTTCAACCAGACGCGGACGAGCTTCGCCCCAGATGTCGTAATCGGCATCGTCCAGGACGGCTTCAGCAATCGGGATGATAGCGGCGATTTCTTCAGCCACGATGAAGACGTTTTCCCAGGTCAGGTTCGTGGTGATCTTTTTGCCGGAGTCACCGGACACAAAACCAGCAGTCGCCATACCGGTCATAACCGGGATCTTGGTCTGCTTGGAAGTCATGTTCGGCATTTTGTAGGCGTTCGCGAGGAACACGGAAGCGGTGGGCAGAGCCTGGATGATCTCTTCAGATACCTGCTGAGGGATCAGGGCTTCTGCATTCTGACGGGTAATCATATCCATAGGTTGAACACTCCTTTTCATAAAAAAGATTTTTTGAGTTGATGTGAAAAAATAGGCTGCTTATATCAGCATCACCATCAGAAAAAAGTCACATGCTCTTGTTGGGCCGTAAGAACATGCAAAAAAAGGATGGCTTGCCAGCAGCCGCCCGGTCCGAGAAGGTATACCTACC